AAAAAAGAAAACCGAAGTGCTACGCTGGATTCCCGAAGTTTTGGCCGCTGCAATTAATGACAAAAGAAACTTGACACAACCAGGCATCATCAGTCCCAGCGCTAACCGGATTGTTGGCAGCGAGGAGAAAGTTGACGTAGTTGTGGCGAAGTTCCACAGCCCGCAAGTCAGTCTGGATTCCTGGAGGGAAAGGACGTTGGTTGCCACTCGGGGAGAGCGACCAAGTCACGCTAGACTGCGCGGTAAAGTTGGGGCTGGACGCAATGTCCACTAGATGCGGGATGGCTCCGACCACTCCTGTCCAGGTAGTGGTTGGGGTTGTCCCACCGGTTGTTGAGCTTGTTGCCGTAGTTGTTGCTCGAGGAGCAAGACCAAATCGGAGTTGACGCGGAGTGAACCCTGTGGAGGAAGCGGCGACGACTCTTGATTGCATGACATAAGCGGTGACTTCAACAACCTCGACGACGGAAAACATCCTAAGAGCCATTGCAACAATAGGGTGCTCACGAAAGTTATAGAAACGATCGCGAGAGCCGGAATCCATCTGAGCGGTGGTTCCGGTGCAAGGGAAAGAAATGACTCCAGAAGGGATGGAGGTCGTGGAGGGGAGCACCCCACTCGTGCTGGTAGATTGAGAGACGGGGGCGCCAACAGCAAGAGAACTCTGAGCAGGCAAAGGGCCAGAAATTGACGAAGCGGGAGTATGAAGTTGAACATTTTGAGACATATGAAACAAAGGAAGTTGGGCGACGTAGTAGTGTTGAGCAATCTTGAATGATGGTAATGAAAAGGTTATGTATCAGCCGAGGCGGTGAAGCCTGGCATGAGAAGAATTAAGAAGAATAGTATTAACAGGAATAGGATGTGGCATTGAATATGAAACATCAATAAACGGGATTCCCTCGACTTGGAGGATCAACTTAGCATCTTCGAGAGAAAGGGCGCGGAATCGTTTGTAATAAGCAGGACCATGACGGGGTTTCAAAACTTTAACACAGGCAGCCAGGCAGCCTTTGTTCACATCAACAGTGAAGACAACGGGCTTAGCATCGCAATATTTGATGAACGTGGTGTAATCTCGAATGGAAACCATGAAGTCAATCACGCTGTAGACCTCTTCTGCACTGTAGAAATCGTAGTGCTGTTGACAGGCAGCGCGCAGAAACTCGATTTCAGTCTCGCTATAATCAGTGGCACGGGATACATAGGAACGCCAAAGAGTGAGCGCTGAGACGTTCTCATCAGGGAGTCTGGTCAAATGCTTCATGAAAGCTCGAATCGGATCAACCAGGTAACGCTTTCCATCGTGGAATCTGCCTGCATGATAACCTACGGTGCCATAGTCAGTCGTAAGCACGCAATTTGAAAGAGCAGGGAGAGTTGCAAGGGCGTGCTTATTGAGGTTGGTCATTTCACCGTGGACGTCATCACCTTTTTCGACGATTAGCATCGTGTTCGCACATTCATAAGTGCAGCAAATAACAGTCATTTCCATCACGTCATTCCGAATGAGCGTAAAAGGGTCGCCGGACCCAAGATTGAAAGAGACTGAACCGCGAGTGAGATCTGACGTGCGTGCCGCAAAAGCATACCTGCTGCAGTAAACCGTGTAAAAGTTCATGACGTCGGCGTCAGCCCCACAATCCAGAGCGATAGCTACAAAAACGAGCAGTGTGACGGCGTTATGCGATGAGTCTTGCTTGGTGAGATCGGCTTGGAAATTCCTGGGTCCGTTCATTGCACGTGCTTTACCCAGTTTTCTGAGTTCCTCAGACAATTCGTCATCAGTCATGCCGTAATCCAAGATGACCCCGGGACGCAACAACCGAGGAAGATTTTGGTAAATCTTGGGTTGTTCATTCCCAAACTTTGCATTGAAGTTCTTGGCGTTTGCAATGATAGACTGGCCGTAAGGTAGCGTTGCGGCAAAACATGCTTTGGCCTTTGCTTTTGATTGAGTTTTAAATTCAGCGTCGGCAACGAATGACTTTGAGCTTTCTCCAAACGGTTCGGCAGTGGCAAGCATGTTGATGTTCGATTGATCGCGAGTAGCCAACCAAGTCTGCAAGTAGTGTTCACCTGGGTAGATCACGCCGGCTGAATCATAAAAGCATTCCTTGAAACGAGCATAGCATTTGGCAGCGTCCTTGACATCTTGAGCACTGATGTTTTCGCATTTCGAAGCGGAAGGTCCAAGTTGTCTTTCCACAAGATTTTTCCAGTTGTCGGCAGCGGATGCAGAGTGGTGAATGGCAGCAAGTTTATGAGCATCTTCGAAAGGGGAGCGTACGAAGGTCTTCTGCACAGCTGGATCAGGTACGACAAAACGAAAGGTGGCACCGTTCCCATCAGCCGCGATTGGTTCCTCGCAACTTTCAACGACGTTAAAGTTTGACTTGCTGTGAACGACATTTTGAATGTCTTGCTCAACCAGATTGAAATCACTTGTCAATCGATTCGTGTGAGTGTAGCGCTCGCCGGTGAATTCCATAGCCTCGCTGACAATCGGAGCTGCATTAACACACTCAAGTTGACTACGCAACCTTGCGATTCCTTCAAAGGTGTAGGCATTGATGATTAAATCCTGACGGGCTGGAGCGAGTTGAGCTTCGAATGCAGAGCGTCCATTAACGGTCTGGAACAAAGTGAAACGCGTGTTGGGCACTAGAGCATCGCGACAAGCGTCCAACATTTCAACGGCCAACAAACCTGTGTGCCTGGTAAATGCGACGGTGACACGTGATGGTACGGCTGTGAGCCAAGAGGTCTTTGTGACAGCGAATTTGGCGCAGAACAACGCATTAACAACTCGAGCGCCTTGCATTTTTCCAATGGACAACGAAACATTGTCAGGAGTCAAATACGAATGACAAGAGAAGGTAGTTTCCGGATGTACGAAAGTCTGCTGAGAAAAACCGATTGAACTCTGCTTGGTGCCTGTTGTGAAATAGCGACCGCCGACACCGTTGACCCGAGTGAAGATGTAGTGAGCGTCGAGTGGCATTCCGAGGGACACGTTCATTTCGATGGACCGATCAAGGATGGGAGAATCGCTGCGAATTGAGTCTTCGTTGTTCTGGAACTTATCACCGATCAACAAGATGCGTTTAACACCGGCCAATGAAAGAGCACGAATATGCAATTGCAGTTCGATTTCACTGAAGTTATACACTTCGTCAATAATGCCGAGATCAGGCCCGAATTCTGAGGAACGGCACACAGGCATACGCGAAAAACGAGTGCTAATACGAGCCATAACTGCAAACCTCTTATCTTTTGCCCATTCTAAACCCAATTTCTGCGACGGTACGTACACAAGAACGCGAGAGGCACATTTCTTAGCAAATATTCGGGCAAGGGTTGACTTGGCAGACATCGGCGGGCCGTTGATGTGAAGAAGCTTGACGGGTGCTGTTTCAGTAGAGTTGATCGTGGACTGTAGGAATGCGGCGAGCTTGTCATTGATGGCCTTGTCAGCTTCACTGTTTCCGGTGGCGGATCCGAACATTCGCTTGCAGCGAGCCAATGTGTTGCGTTTCCCAATATTGAACAAATCATACGGTTTCGGGCATGGACGAGTGTTCATCGACTGAAAAGCCAAGTTCACCTGTGTTACAGCACCAGATACGGCGACGGGAACGCGAATGCTCTTCTTAAAATTAGGACGACCATCAGCGAATCTGGACCAAAGCGTGTCGAGTGGAGAAGCTGTCTTGATGAAAGGGCCGTCGAAATCAAGCGGGTATTCAATGGGAGCATCCAACTGCGAAGGGTCGATTCGGTAAAGGAGTGAATCACGGGCGATGTCTTCGACGTTTTGCACAAATGGTGAATCGGGATCGTCATATTCAACTATTCCGTCTTCTTCAACCAACTCAATCTGCTCAACGGGCAAGGGAACAACCGGTGCGTCACGGAACTCCAAGTCTTCAGCGTCAAAGTTGAACTCAGCAGGGGCGAGTTCTTCGTCGTCACTAAGCTGATCAGAGAAAGGTTCAACGACGTCCAAATTCATGACCGGAACAGGGGCAGGAATTGCCAGAGAAGGCGGAGCAATAACCTCTTCGTGAAAAGCCGGGGGGCGCGGGTCAGTCCAATCTTCATCGTCTCCCTCGCATTCGTCTTTTAGCGGTTCAACGAGTGCTTCTGGTTCCGGGTGAAAGCGACGTGGGCGCGGGTCAGTGAAATCCTCGTCCTCATCCTCTTCTTCTCCAGCGGTTTCGGTGGCAGGCGGTGGCAATTTGACTTTGGGTGCAACGGTTTGGCGAGTCCAAGCAACAGGTAGATTCACGGCACATTGAAGATTTTTCACAAGCCTGAAGAATGGTCCGACGGAGGATACGACTTTCGATACAGGCACCAAGTTGTCTGAGTGCTTTTGAACAGTGTTGATCAGCCTATATTCACCGGCGCGGTGATACGGGTTGTAAACGTGTCGTGCGAGCGCATTTGGGGTGTTGCGTATTTGACTCGGGTCAGCTTCACCGTACAATCTCCAACAAAAAGCGTCACAAACCTGTTGGATCTGCCGTTTAATGAAGCCGGAATGACGGTAATCCACTCGGTTGTAGTAGTCGCGCAATCGGTTAGTTTGCCTATTGATGCTCCTGGTCATGATGGTATCGCAAATGACGGCGTGCTGAACCAGACTGTAAAATTGAGCGATTTCGAGGGACCAACGCGGATCAATGCTGTGCTTACCGACTCGAACCTCGGCCATGAGCCCACGCAATTTACCGGCAATCTTAGCAGTGTCTCGCTCGATACTGGAGAGCGTCGCGGTGTATGCCACCATTTGCTCAAAACGCCTAGCAGGGACAGCGAAATGTCGAGTGCCGTCACGCTGGAGGTCAACGTCAAGCAGTTCCGGCAAGATGTAGAAGGCGTCACGTTGGCAGGACCACATGGTAGGTACGATTTCCTGACTCCCAGGATTGACATCCAATTGAACGCAGACCGAGGTTCCGAATTGTCCGATAAGCTCCGCTTGTACGTGAACGCCGCTGAAGACGGGGAGATTCATCATCCATTTCTTGACGGTGGAGAACTTATGCTTGTAGCCAGCGGTGTGAGAACCGACATGGAACACAAACAATGAATCTCCTTCACGTTCGTAGTGCAAATTGGTGGACGGGTCAGTGTACTGTTTGACTCTCTCGTCAAGAAGCGGGAAAGGCAAGTTCAACGCGATAAAGGCCCTGTTCTGATTGCGTTCGACCATGCAACGAATGAAGTCCTCAGGATCGATGTCGTGCGCAGAGAACAAGGCAACGACTTGATCACCAGCGGCGGCGTGCGTGCACTCCTCGAACTTACAGCTGCAGTAGCGCGAGTAGGCGGCATCACCGTTCTGCTCGGAGAAGTAGCGTTTGTGGTCACGACCGGAGAGGATTGGAGCATTGTTCCTGCTAACGTTGTTGAAGAAGGCGTACTCGGTGTGAGAACCACCGACCAGATGCAAGGGCGTTGACAGCTTAGTGGCGTTAATCGCAATCCGATCACGAAAGACCTTGCGGCCAGCAGCAAGCAGAGGATGATCAGCAGTGTTGACACCAGCTACAACGGCATATTCGCCAGCTTGACTTTGAAAATCTTCAAGAACTTCCATGGGCAAGTTCTCGGGCAAGATAATGCGTGGCAGTGCGACGATGTTACGAGCGCCACGTTGAATGACGTTAGTCATTTGAGTGACAACTTCATTAAACATGGATCCAGTGGGCACTTCAATGGTTTTATCAAGCAGATTGCGAAGACGGATAGGAGGATGCAGTGTGACTCTAGTCGGTGCAGTGGGACCAGCGATAGTGACATACCTGTGCAAGTTACCAAAAGCGAGAAGGCCGGCTTTATGTGCACGACGGTAGATCTGGTTGGCGCCGTGATGCTCAGTGAAAGAGATGCAAAGTAGTTGCAGCAGTTTCAACCCGGTTAAGGCTAATCGAGGGAGAGCAACGAGAGATGCAGCGACAAAGACGAAGTCCATAAGTAAAGTGTGTACGGCGTGCAGTAACGTCTCGGCAGTGGGAATGAGAGCACCAAGATGAAGAGCGTCAGCGAATTCAACCAAACGTTCCCCTGCAGTCGCTAGGAGGACTCTGATCGCATTGTTCAGATCAAGCAGGAACAGCTGGATGTCCTTAGGAAGAACTTGCAGATACTCGTGGTAGAAAATCTTGGCCGATTCGGATAGCTCGTGGTATAAACGCTCCAAGTAGGTGTCGACGTGAGGCATGATCTCCAAGTTATCACCGGCGCGAGGGAAAGGCAGAGTGTCAGTTGGCGTTTCAGGTAACCAGTCTTGCACGTCGTCGGAAATCCAGGGCATTTGCTCAAGAGGAGCTTCCAAGGGATCAGAGCTCACCGGGAATGGATTTAACGGCGGGATGGCAGGGTGAGAACCAGGAGTTTTAACGCCACGACTTAATCCAAGATGCTTGATGTACTTGCGCGCAAGAGCCCCGAAGAGATCCGGAGCAGCTGTGACAAACCAAGTGCAGGAAATGGGTGTAGCAATTTCAACTGCGATTTGCCTGTCGGCTTGCGGGCCAAGGTGCAAGGAAGGGGCGCCTAGAGCAACAAAACGAGGGGCAAATGCAGGGCCAGGACGGGGGACAACGTGGGACAGCGTAGACAACTCGACAAAATAACCATCAGCCCTGAGCGAACCGGGGAATGCCTTGTCGATTTGTTCCAAAGTGGGTGAAGAAAGACCAAAATGTGCAGAGACACGAGCTCGGTGACGTTTGATAACAGCGCGAAGGTAACAGAAGCCAGGAGTGTTAGGCGTGGCATATCTATTACACTTCTTACGATGCTGTACGGCAAAACTGGGCCTAGGGAGGTCCAGTTTCTTACGGCCACCAAGTGAGACGTGGTCGACACTAGCGGGGATGCCGCCAATGATCGGTCCCTCATCAAAAACGACGAGGCGCCTAGCGCTGCGTTTGCAGCGTAGGACTTTCATGTGTTAAGAGTGGGGTGTTTTCCTAGGGTAGGGATGTGCAGCTCGCGAAAGCTGCGTGTGG